CCGGCTGGACGACCGAGCCGCTGCCCGAATGGCGCGGGCCGACCGACGATGACGAGTTGATACGCCGCGCATTACGCTCACAGTCGGCCGGATCCGCGTTCAACGGCAAGGCCGCGTTCGCCGACCTTTGGCAGGCCAATGCCGACGTGCTGGCCACTACCTACCCGCCCGACCCGAATAGTCAAGAGGCCTACGGCGCGTCCGAAGCCGATAGCGCGCTGGCGTCGCAATTGCTCTTCTGGACCGGCAAGAACTGCGAGCGCACAAAGCAGCTCATGCTCCGCTCGGCGCTGGCGCGTGAGAAATGGGACGCGCGTGAGGTGGACTACCTGGAGCGCACGATCCTGGCGGCCGCGAGCGTGGTACGGGCGGTGTGTGTGGACAAAGAGAAGACCCTTCCATCCTTGGCAACCGAAAAAGAAGGGAAGAAATTCGGCCCGGTCATCTTCGCCGTCGATCTGGCCGACTTCTTCGAAGGCTGCGTGTATGTGCAAGACAACAACGCCATCCTGCTCAAGAATGGGGACCTAGTAGACCAGCCGAGATTCAACGCCGCCTACCCCGGCAAACTATTTTGCATGGATGCGCAGAACGAGCGCACGGTTAAAATAGCCTGGGACGCCTTCCTGCAAAACGCCGTCGTAATTCTGCCCCGCGCGCAAGGCACGTGTTTCCGGCCGGACCTGCCTTTTCAATCCATGATTGAGGAGAGCGGGCGGACCTGGGTCAACGTGTATAAGAAACCCGTGGTGCAAATGTGTAATAGCGATGTGGCGCCGTTCATCAAATTGATCCGCACCCTGCTCCCGCATGGCGACGACTGGTTAATTCTCGACGCCTTTCTGAAAGCCATCGTGCAGTATCCCGGCGTCAAATTCGACTGGACCGTGTTCTTGCAAGGCGTGCCGGGCAACGGGAAAAGCACGATCATTCAATGCCTGCGTTATGCATTGGGCCGGAAGTACATCTTTAATGTCAAGCCGTACATGATCGACGGGAATTTCAACGGGTGGCTGGAAAATAACGTGCTGTACGTCGGCGACGACATTTACACCTACACGGACCGGGCCGGTGTATTCGAAGCGTTAAAGTCGATGATCACGGAGCGGGAGCACGCCGTTACCTACAAGGGCATCGACTCGGTACAGAAAAATATTTGCGGAAATTTCTTCTTCATGGACAACCATCAGGACGGCATCCGCAAGACGCCGGACGACCGCCGTATATGCCCGCTCTTCTGCGCCCAGCAGAATAAAGACCAGCGCGACGCCGACGGCCTGACGCCTGCCTGGTTCGCCAAAGTCTATTACCCGTGGCTCCAGTCCGGGGGGTTCGAAGCGGTCGCCTACTACCTGCACCACGGCAGCATCGACCCGCGATACAACCCCGCCGAGACGTGTACCGAAGCCCCCGCGACTAGCTCTACAACGCTGGCGATCGAGTCGAGCATGACGATGCTGGAAGAGGATATCTCCGAGCTGATCGAAACGCACACGCCCGGCTTCCGGGGCGGCTTCGCCAGTGTGACCATGTTACGCCGCACGCTGGACAAGAAAGTATCCCGGCTCAAGATTAAAGAGGCGCTGGAACGGCTCGGGTACGACCAAGCGGGGCGAACGGGGCGCGATGTGATGCCGGACGCTACCCGGTCCATTCTTTACGTCAAGCGGGGTCAAACGGCGCCAGACCTTGCGCGAGAATACGAATCGGCGCAGCTCCGAAATGCTTTACCGCTAAACGGTGACGAATTCCGTCTTGATGCGGAATAGCTCCCAAAACGCGGGATGCATACGCCTATCACCCTGCTCCCATTTTTGCCATGCGCCCAGGCTCGCATGGATCAGCGCGGCGGCATCGGTTTGGGATAGCTGCGCAGACTCGCGCGCGGCGCGTATTGCGGCTGCACTCGGATTGGATTGTGGCCCTTGTGGGACACGGTTGGGGTGGTTCATTTTTACCTGTCCACTATTTCATCGATGCGCTCATAGTCCCCATTTTGTACTGCTTCGGCGAGATCGGCGGGCGCTTCGTCGTAGTTAAAAAATACATGAGGGATGTAATTTGGCTCTGCCGCGTCCCATGCTGCACGCTCATCATGCAGCTTACGCATGATGCAGTTAGCTGCGGCGCGATGAGTGCCATTTAGCATGTTGCCGCTACCCTCTTGACCGTCAATTAGAATTGCGGGGATCGTGTCGCCACGGCGTGCGGAGCGGATCAGGGAGCGCACTTTAGACCAGTCGCGGACTTCGTGGATCGGATTAGATCCAGCCCATGAAGGGTAGAAATTTTGGTCTAGCGCCATGATATTTCTCCAGCCCCTGTTCCCGAGGCGCGGTTGGCAGTGAGTGCCGATGAATTCAGTATACGCCCATTGGGCGCAATGTCAAGCGCTTTTATCAAATATCTTACGCCGATAGATTAGATTTAAATCCCTCCAAAACCCCCGTGAGGCAGTCCAGGATCTCGCCCTGTCGATCCGGGTGAACCGCTACGATCAAGTCGCGCAACCCCCGGAATACGAGGTGGGCCGGCTCAGGGAGCGTGGTAGCGAAGAGCAGGGGATTCCCGCGCTTTGTCTGAATCCCGAAATCTCGTTTCGCCTTCATCACACTGGCTGAGAGCGCCACGCACGCCACGCAGTTTCCGCTAGACGTATACCGGTCGGCCTGGTGGCCACGTCGGCACGGAATCCCCGAGCTGTAAAACTTCTCGCCTTTTAGCAGCGCTTCGTCCCGATTTCCCATATTTCCCCCATTTTTGACGGCAGACGGCAGACGGCAGAGGCTTTTCCATACCGGCGTCAGTAGGATTAATTATATATACATTTTATTTATGCGCAAGAGTTTTTAAACAAATATAATATATAAAATAAAACTGTAAATAATACAGGGTAGCCCGGTATAGAAAGGCCTCTGCCGTCTGCCGTCTGCCGTCTGCCGCGTATTGCTCAAACGCTACGAATGCCCTATGATGTGGCTACTATGCAACGCAAACCCCACGAATTGTTAGATGTCGGCGGCATCGATCTGGTGTGTGATCTCCTGCTCGACGGGAACACCTATATCCGTATCGCCGAGGCATATAGCATTTCGCGCTCGTCACTTTTGCGGTGGATCGAGAGTGACCCGGAGCGATCCGCGCGCGCCCGAGTCGCAAGAATTAAGGCGGCGGCGGCATGGGACGAGCTGGCCGAAAAGGGCATCGCCGAGGCGACCAACAAGTTTGAATTGGAGAAGGCCCGCGAGATCGCGCACCACTATAGATGGCGCGCCAAAGCCATCGCCCCGCGTGACTACGGCGACCGCCCCGTGCTGGAAGAGACAAAGCCCGGCGACGGCGACTTAAAAATACATGGGGGATTCCCCGTCGATTGACCTTCTTAACGCCGTGAGGCGCTGGACGATGCAATGCCCGATATCTACCTGCCGACCCCGCACGCGGGTCAAATAGCCGCCTGGCGCGCGCGTACCCGGCTCAACGTCGTGCGATGCGGCCGCCGCTGGGGCAAGACCAAAGACCTCGTGATTAAGGCCGCCAATGCCGTCACGCAGGGTAAGAGCGTCGGCATCTTCGCCCCCGAGTTTAAACAGCTCTCGGAGCCGTTTGACGACCTGCGGGAGGCGCTTTACCCGATCAAGGATTCAATCGACAAGCAAGGCGGCCGGATCCGTACCCGGTTTAATCGCGCCGTCGGCAAGTTGGATTTTTGGGTCTTGAACGACAACGAGCTGGCCGGGCGCGGACGCGAATACGACCTGGTGCTGATCGACGAAGCGGCTTTCACCAAAAATGGTCAGATGCTCAATATCTGGCAAAAGTCGATCAAGCCCACGCTGTTGACGACGCGCGGCTCGGTCTGGGTCTACAGCACGCCGAACGGCGACGACCCGGAAAACTTTTTCTGGGCGCTCTGCAACGACCCGAAACTAGGCTTCAAAGAATTCCACGCCCCGACATCGACCAACCCCTACGTCCCGGCCGACGAGCTGGAGAAGGAACGTCTTAACAATCACCCGTTAGTATTTAAACAAGAGTTCCTCGCGGAGTTTGTGGACTGGTCGGGTGTCGCATTCTTTAGCGCCGACTCGTTGACCGTCAATGGCGCCGGCGTGCCGTACCCGATGAATTGCGATTGCGTGTTCGCGGTGGTGGACAGCGCCATGAAGGATGGCAGCGGCAACGACGGCACAGCGGTGGTTTATTTCGGGCTGTCCAAACATTTCGGCCACCCGCTGACGATTCTCGATTGGGAGATCGCACAGATCAACTCTGACCTCTTAACCACGTGGTTACCGAATGTGTTTGGCCGCCTGGAGCAATTGGCGAAGGAATGCAAGGCGCGCAACGGCTCGATAGGCGCGTTCATAGAGGACAAGGCGTCGGGCATCACGCTTAACCAGCACTCGGCGCGCATGGGTTGGCCGGCACAGCCTATCGCCGGCGATATCACCGCAGTGGGCAAGGACGGACGCGCGGTGAATGCGTCCGGGCCGGTTTATCGCGGTGAGGTAAAGATTTCCGGGCTTGCGTATGATAAAGTTGCGGAGTATAAAGGGCAAACGCGCAACCACCTCATGAGTCAGGTCACCGGCTACCGCTTAGGCGACAAGGATGCGGCCAAGCGCGCGGATGACCTTTTCGACGCGTTCGCCTATGGCGTCATTATTGGCTTGGGCGGCGCGGACGGATTTTAACCTCTTAACGTCGTGAGACGCTGGAGCATTTTATGAGTAATTCCGATTTTCCGAATGCGCAGAATCAGGCGGCGGGGGCGATTCCGGTTTGGAGTGCGCCTGCGCCGGTCGGTAGCGGGCATACCGGGATAAGCGAGTCGGGCACCGTGGGCGCATCGAGCGCACTCATCGTAGCGGCGGCCACGTTCAGGTCGTCGATGACGGTGCAAAACACCAGCACGAACGGTAACACGCTCTATATCTCGTTCAACAATCCGGCGCTGGCGACGGACTTTGCCCTCGCGGCGGGCGGTGCGCTGACCTACCCATACGGCATTGCGAACGCGCTCTACGGCATCGGCTCGGCGGCGGGCACCACTTTTGCAGTGACGGGAGCCTAGCATGCTGAAGCGTCTCCTATTGCTCGCCGCACTCCTCCCGTTGTTCGCATTTGCGCAGTACCAGCCGCCCGGCGTCCAGTACGCAACGGCGTTTATCGCGGCGGTGACGTACTAGCATGGCCTCACTGACCTTCGACGGCTCCGTACTGAGCAATCCGCTGCAAGAATTCCTCATGTGTGAGGGATTGCAGGCGGGCGACCCGGCGAGCTATCAGCTTTGCAAGACGATCTACGAATGGCACCCCTACGGCCTGAAAATGGCGCAAAAGCCCTTGCGCATTGCCATGTCCGACTCGCGCGAGATCACGGTATCGGCGGCGCCGGGCGATGCGGTGCGGGATGCGTTTATCGCCGAATGGGAGGCGCTGGACGTGGACGGCCACATTATGAACGTCGGCACGCTGGCGCGCGTCTACGGCATCGCCTCGTGCGTCTACGGTGCGCCCGGCGTCGACACGAACAAGCCGATTGAGCCGACCGACTTGCCGGGCCTGAAAATCTATTTCAATGACCTGGACCCGTTGAACACGTCGGGTTCGCTGGTTCTTAACCAGGATCCGAACTCTCCCGACTTCCAAAAGCACGCGGCCATCGCGGTGGCCGGCAAGCCGTACCATCGCTCCCGCTCGGTCACGGTCATGAACGAGAAGCCGATCTACCTCAGCTATACCTCGTCGGGCTTCGGCTTCGTTGGCCGAAGCGTTTATCAACGCGCGCTCTACCCGCTCAAGTCGTTCATTCGCACGATGATCACGGATGACATGGTCGTTACGAAAGCGGGCGTTATCGTTGCGAAAATGAAGCCGGCCGGGTCAATCGTCAACAATTTGATGCAGAAAGCCGCCGGATTGAAACGGGCGCTGTTGCAGGAGGCGCAGACGAATAATGTACTGTCCATCAGCATCGAAGAGTCAATCGAGACGCTGGACATGACAAATATCGAGATGGCGCTGACCACGCCACGCAAGAACATCCTGGAGAACATCGCGGCGGCCGACGACATGCCGGCGCGCATGCTGACCGAGGAGACGCTGGCGGAAGGGTTCGGCGAGGGGTCGGAGGACGCGAAGAAGGAAGCACTGTACATTGACCGGATTAGAATGTGGCTACGGCCCCTCTATGAGTTTTTCGAGCCGATCGTCATGTACCGGGCCTGGTCGCCGGCATTTTTTGCCACGATGCAAGCGCAATTCCCCGACATTTACGGCGATGTGTCGTATGAGGAGGCGTTCACGGCATGGCGCAATTCGTTCAAGGCGACGTGGCCCAGCACGCTAAAAGAGCCGGAGAGCGAGAAGTCTAAATCGGACAAGGTCAAGCTGGACTCGATCACCGGACTGCTCGCGGCGCTCATGCCGTCGATGGACCCGGAGAATAAGGCGATTCTGATAGGCTGGGCGGCGGACAATTTTAACGACTTGCGGTCTCTCTTCACGTCGCCGCTTGAGCTGGATCTGGAAGCGCTCGAAGCGTATGTGCCACCGGAACCGGAAGCAGGGGGCGAACCCCCCGAAAAGAAGGGTTCGAGATGATCTTCGACCCCGATTATGCGCGAGCTTTTTCGATCATTCGCTGTACGGCTTGGTCTTACGGATATGCGGCAACGTTGCATGGCTCGTACACTCGCGACCTGGATATCGTTTTGATTCCGTGGACGGGGACCGCTACGAAAGAGGCGCGGCCACTGGTGAAGCTTTTGTCTGAGCGTCTCGGGTGGCCGGTCCAGCACGAGGGATGTGCGACGGAGTTTGCCGAAAAGCCGCACGGGCGCAAAACTTGGACGCTGAATGCCCCCGCGTTTGGGGACCCGCGATGGATTGATATTTCGGTCATGCCGATGGGGAGCAAAGATGCCTAGTATACATGAATCACGCTACAAACCGTGAACTTCTACCAAGTCATTCAAGCCGCAATAGCCGACATCGAAGCGCACGGCTTTGACAGCCAAGCGCGTATCGACGGCTGGATCGAGCGCGTCGATACGGCCGCGCGTGCGTCTTTTTTCATCCCCGAACGCACGCTGCAACAAATGCTCTCCACCACACTGGCGACCGTCTTCAAGCGCGCCGTCGAGCGCGGCGGCGTTCTCAAGATGCACCCCGGTGTGTCGCGGTTCACCCTTGACCGGATTGCGCCGCGCCTGCGCAATGAGCTGGACCGGCGCATCATGGCGAGCGTCCAATTGGTCAAATTGAACCGCGAACAGGCGATGGCAAAGACCCTGCAGCGCTTCAGCGGGTGGGCGACCAGTATCCCGGCGGGTGGTAGCGACGTGGTTGACACACTGGAGGTGAAGGACGATCTCAAGAAGGCGCTGAAGAGCCTATCGTATGAGGAGCGGCGCGTATCGATCGACCAAGGGCATAAGCTTCTAGCCACGATTAACGACATTGTGGCGACGGACGGCGGCGCGATTGCGGCGGAATGGCACAGTCATTACCGGCAACCCGGCTATGATGCCCGACCTGACCACAAGGAGCGCGACGGCCACATCTACCTAATTCGTGGCAACTGGGCGCAGGAGAAGGGGCTGTGCAAGGCGGGCGCCGCCGGCTATACGGACGAGATCACGCAGCCCGGCGAAGAAGTATTTTGCCGGTGTAATTACCGCTACATTTACTCGCTGCGCGGTTTGACCGACGACATGCTTACGGCGAAGGGTCGGGCGACGCTGGTGCAGCGGAAGGCGGCGTAATGCCATTTTCTTTCCAGGGGCGGTCCATCACGCTCAGCATGCGGTTCACGGCGTGGATGCGTCCTGAAAACCGATTGAAACTTGCGCGGCACCCATGCGGGTACATACCGGGCGGGTAATAGACGATGTACGCCGTGGGCTCTTCGATGAATCTCGCGCACATGTGGTGCGTCTTTAGTGCAGTTAAAGCCGCTTTAAGATTTTCCATGTTTTCGTGGGGCGTCAGTGATTTGCGAGCGCGCAATCGCGCCGGCGGTTCGCAAGTCGTCGCACCGTTGCGTTCGACGCGCCACATGCACGCGCCTTCCAGGCAGAGGGGACAGTTTTTCACGGCAGAATATTCCAATTTTCGTAAGCTTCCCGTGGCGTAGCGGGAAAGTCGGTACTGACGAACCCCCGTCCCTCACATACCCCGCAACGAGCCTTGCGAAGCTCGACGGCGCGGCAATTTGGACAGATGAAATGCGCGGCGGAAGGCGTCACCGCCGCTACCATTTCCGACCGAACGCGCCGTAGCAAGTCCTTCAGCGCTACGATCTCATGCCCGAGTTCTTCGATTTCCAGCACGTTCATGGTTTGCTCGCGCCGGGCTTTCATTGCGAGAATCTGCGCCGTGACGGCTTGCTGCAGCCGGGCGAGGGCAGGATTGGTGAAGGCGGTCATTCTACTCCCCCTAGAAGTTTAGTTAGTCGAGGTCGGCGCAGGATTAAGCGCGTTGCGTTGATCAATGGAGGTACTTTAGTTGAATAATTCAACCCTGTCAAGCGTTTTTCCGTGTGTTACTATCGTGCCACTATGCCGACCACGACCAAAGCCGACAGCGAACTAGACAGCCCGAACGGCGCCGGTATCGTGCTGATGTCCGCCGGCCGCGTCCTGTTATTGAAGCGTGGCGACGGCGGCGACTATCCCGGCCATTGGTGCTTCCCGGGCGGCCATGTTCACATCGCCGAGCTGTCCGAAGCCGCAGCACGCCGCGAAACGTTCGAGGAAACCGGTTTCGCCGTCCTCGGCACGATCCGCCAGATCGCCGCATCGAGCGCGGGCGAGGTGAGTTTTACGACATACGCCCGCCACGTTCCGCCCTTCGAGCCGGTGATATCCGACGAGCATACCGAGGCGAAATGGGCCAAGCTTGGGGAATTGCCCGAGCCGATGCACCCCAACACGCTTTGGACGTTGCAATCGGGCGCGCTCGATCAGATCGATCCGGCCAAGCTTAACGAGCTGGAAATCGCCCGGCTGATGGCGGCCGGCGAACTGGACAGTCCCCAAAGCGTGGTCAACATGCAGCTATGGGCGATGCGAATCACCGGCACGGGCACCGCGTACCGTTCGGCGCTCGATGAATTCGTGTACCGGCCGCCCGAAAATTATCTGAACGACGAGTTCCTTGCGCGCTGCAACGGCCTGTCCGTTATCTATGAGCATCCCGAGAAACGCACGCTCGACAGCGAGGAGTTCGCCGACCGTATTATCGGTTCGATCATGCTTGCGTACATCAAGGACGACGAGGTGTGGGGCATCGCCAAAGTTTATGATGACCACGCGAATGCGGTCATGGGCGAAAAAAAAATGTCCACATCGCCTACAGTTGTGTTTCGTAATCTCGAAGATAATAGTACAATTGAACTTGACAACGGCGCGGCGATTCTGATAGAAGGAAAGCCAAGCCTGCTGGACCACCTTGCAGTGTGTGAGCTAGGCGTATGGGATAAAGGCGGCGAGCCTGCCGGCGTTCTCAATCAAAACCTTGGAGCCGTGGATATGACACCCGAAGAAATGAAGGCGAAAGCCGACGAGTTTGAAGCGAAAGCCAAGGCGGACGCCGAAAAATGCAGCGAACTGGAAAAGAAAATCGCCGATATGCAGGCCAAAATGGATGCGATGCCGGCCGCCGCGATGGAAACCGCTGCGGACAAGGCGAAAGCTGACGCGGAAGCTGCGGAGAAGGAAGCCAAGGAAAAGGCCGACGCCGACGAGCTGGAAAAGGCCAAGGCGGACGCCCAGAAATTGCGCGCCGACGTGGATTCCCTGCGCGCCAGTATGACCCTCTCGGACGCTGACCGCGCCAAGATCGCCGAAGTCCAGATGCGCGCCGACTCCGTGTCCCATGCGTTCGGCGACAGCGCCCCCGGCCCCGTGATCGGTGAGTCCGTCCCGGCGTACCGTCGTCGTCTGCTCGGCAAGTTCAAAGAATACTCGGACGCCTGGAAAGCCGTGCCGCTGGAAGCGATTACTGACGCTGCGCTGGAGGTGGTTGAACGGCAAGTGTATGCTGACGCCGCGACCGCCGCGCGTAGCCCGACCAGCGTCACCGGCGGCGGACTGCGCGAGATTCGCCGTACCAGCCCCGGCGGCCACCAGATCAGCGAGTTTATCGGTGATGTGAGCGTCTTTACCTCGGCGTTCAAGCCGCCGGTGCGCCGCTTCGTGTCGCAGATTAACAAGGGCGATACCCGCCATTAAACCGTAACGAATTTAACTTAACGCCGTGACGGCGCTGGAGAAAGCAAGATGAGTACAATCCTCGGTTTTAATCCGATGGCCGTGACCGTAGCGGCCGGCTTCTTCGGCGTCTCGTCGGACGGCTTCACGCAAGGCATCGCGCACGATGACCCGGCGGTGCGATATCAACTAGCCGGCGGCTACTTGGCCGCTACCGAAACCCTGCCAATGTGGGGCGGCGTAGCGATCAGCGAATCGTTGGGCGCGGTCACCAGCAACGGGCATTACGGCCCCGCGATCACCCGCGCGGCGTCTACCTCGGCGATTACCGGCTTCTCGGTATTCAACCAGGCGCACAACGGTATCAACTCCCCGGAAAATCAAGTCCCGGTAATGGCGTCGGGCATGACCGTGCCCTTCTATCGGCTCGGTTCGCTCGCTCGTATCCCGCTTGCCGCAGACCCGTCGCTGGTTGCGTCGCTGGCATCCGGGTTGATCACGCAGCAGGTTACCTGGGACATCAACGCACAACGCCTGGTCGCCTATGACTCGGCCACTGCGACGGTTGCCGTGTCGTCCCTGACAGCTTCCTGGTCCAGCACTACCGGCCTGTTCACGATGACGGTTGTCTGTAGCGCGGCGTCGAACGTCGGCGCGGTCGGCGACACGATCAACATCAGCGGTGTGACCAACACCGGCACCGGCGGCGCGGGCTTCATCAATGGCACTTGGACCGTTACCCAGTTCACGGACAATGAGCATTTTCAGTTTCAGATTCCGGGCACGGCGTCGGGCCAGATCGGCACGATTGGGGGCACGATTGTCCTGAACCAGAACACCGGCGCGCTGGCTTGCAAAATCCTGCAATTGGGTCAAGGCAATAGCCGGATCGTGGGCTACAACGCGCAAACTGCTCTGGCGAACTGGCTCAATAACCAGTCTTGCATCCTGGTGCAGATTTAAATTTAACCTAACGCCGTGAGGCGCCGGAGATTATAAAATGGCAGCAATTACCCCCAGCTTTACGCGCGTTTCGCCGTCCTACGTGATGCCGGAATGGATTTTGCAATACCAGCAAGCCTCCGGCGCTTTTGAGCTGTTGGCAAATGGCGATCCGTTGATCCGCTTGTCGGAAGGCGATCAGTACGTGTACGGGAAGACCCTGTACCTGAAGACTGAGATCGCGGTCGGGCAGGTCGCTTACAATCAGCTCCCTTCCGTCTCGATGGAAGCCGCGCAGATTCGTATGCCGACCTACCTCATGCGTGTGCGCGCGGAGTACGACCACCACGACACGGCCGCCGCCGGCAATTGGGATCTGCCGATCGATAACGCCTTCCGCCTCGGCATGCGCCAAGGTATCTTCCAAGGCTTGCGCGACTTCGAGCTGTACGGCGTCAACCCGCAAAACGGCGAAGGTTTGACGAATACGCCGGGCGCGACTTCCGTCTCGTTGCCGCCTGATTCGAACGGCAATTCGACGTTGGTCACGTACGACAATGGCCAGCTCGCTATCTATGTGCTGGGAGTGATCCAGGCATTGAAGACCCGTACCAACCAGTTCGGCATGGCCTCCCGCGTCGTGCTGACCGCCCCGCAGCGCGTCCTCGGCACGATGGAACTGCAGAACGTCGTCCAGCTTACTCAGTTCCAACGCGAAGGTGCGGGTTCAAGCACTACCCTGGCGATGATCAAGGACGTTGTGGAGAAGAACGGCGACTCGTTCGAGTGGACATATGACGACACGCTGATCGGCAAGGGCGCCGGCGGTAACGACTTGCTGGTGTTCGCGGTCCCCGAGATTAAGAAGCCAATCGGTGGTCAGATCAATACCAATGAATTCGCGGGCTTGGCGCCCGGTTTGTCGGCCTGTACTTTGATGTTTGCCGACATGGCCGCCCCCCGTGAAATTCGCACCCCATTGCCTGGTGGCGCAATCGACATCGTGTCGGAAATGCGCGCAACGCCGGGTTGGGGCATCCGCCCGGAAGCCATCACGCTTTTGAGCGTCCAATACCAGTAATATCGACTCCCCTAGCGGTATTGCGGGTATCAATAGGGGGCTGGCGCAAGCTGGCCCCTTTCGCATCTAGGGGAACTAGGGGATTGTTATGACCAAGCTCTACATCATGAATTGTAAGAAGCAAGACGAAGTGTTCGCCTTCCGTGTGCCGGAGCTGGACAAGGCCGGTAAGGTTGTCCGTCACGGGCAGTTGATCACGCAGACGATCCCGAAAGGCGGTCAACTGCAGGTCTACCGTGATGTCGACGAGCCGGTACTGCGCGCCATTCTCGCGCAGCACGCGCGCTACGGTATCGCTGCGGCGGCCGACATTGACCGCACCAAGCCGTTCATCAATCTGGCGTACCAGTTCGACAAGCCGTTCAGCCCGAATCAGATCATGTACGGGTTCCAGCACAATACCGACGTGTTGGTAGACCGTGGCCGCGAGCAACGTGACGGGGCAGCTGTGGCCATCAGCCAAGGCCTTGACCAGCGCGCGCAGGACCACGGCGGTAAAGTGCGCGAGATGGATTTGGTCCTGGTGGACGACACCAAGGGCGACTCGAATACCGGCATGGATGAAACGATCCGCGTAGACGCGCATGCCGGCGGCAAACCCGGCAGCAAGCGTAAAGCCGGGCGCGCGGGCGCGCGGGGCTAAACATGCCGACGCTCGCGGGGTTCATCCTCTTCATCCAGCAAGTGATGGGCGTTACGTCCAATTACCTGCCGACCACGGAGCCGGTCATCGCGACGGCGTTCAATGTGGCCCTGTCGATTGTGAATCCCGCGTTAGCGTGCATCGACTCGTCCATTTACGCCTCGGCGGTCTATAATCTGGCCGCCGATAACTTGCTCAATTACGCGCCCGATCAGGTTGCGACGATTACCGGCATCACGTGGGCGAGCGGCACCGCTACGGCGACGACCCTCACGGCGCATGGCTTTGCGACGGGCGACACGCTTCTGATCTCAGGTAATGCGCCATTGGCGTATAACAGTCAGCCCGGCCCGGCACAGAGCGTGCTAGGGACGCAAATCGTCGTTACGGGGGCCGACACCTTCACCTATCCGATTGCGTCGAACCCCGGCACGTTCACGCAGGGCGGGACGGCAGCGGAAATTTACTTCTTGTCGTTACGGCAGCGGTTCAACCTTACCGGGTTCACGGGCGGCGTAATCGCGTCGAGCGCCGACGAGTCCACTTCGCAATCCCTGCTCAATCCTGAGTTCATGAAGGGGCTGACGCTGGGAAACCTGCAAAATTTAAAAACGCCGTATGGACGCCAGTACATGGCGTTCGCGCAGGACTACGGCCAGCTTTGGGGGCTGACGTAATGTTGCTCCATCTCGGCGTGATCGATGTAGGTTACTCGGACGAGAAAGGTACATCTACCGGCGACGTGGCGGAGTATTTGGAGCAGAAATACGACGTAATGGGCAACTTTGTTGCGCTGCACATGCCGGAAATTGTCGAGTCCGTTGAAGTGTCAGTCGCCGAAGCGATTGAAGCGTTAATGGGCGGCGCACCGGCTTCGCTCAATCCGTTCGGAGGCGCCACCGAGGATATCAAGCAGATGTTCGGCACGTACCTCGACAATGAAGAGATCGCCGAGACCGGACAAGCTGGCGTGCCGACACAAGCCGCGCTCGATGGTGTCCGCACCAGTCTAAAAAAGAAGAAAGAAATTAAAAACGTCAAGACGTACCGTAGCCGGGTGCGTGGCACGCGCCGCCCGTCCTTCGTCGATACTGGCATGTACCGAGATTCGTTTAAGGCGTGGGTAGAGTAAATGGCCACGCTTGCCGAGTCCGCGCCCAACGCCTCGCCGCTCAATGCCGCGCTGGTGGCCGGCGTCGAGAACGTCTCGCAGCAACAGACGATTACGTTCATCGAGTACCGGCGCATTGTACTCCCGCTCGACGGCTATATATTTTGGGTCAATGCCGGCGCGTCCTTTACCGCGCAAGGATCGTTCCACATCGCCACGAAGTTGGAGCAGCGAGAGGATGAGACAATAGGCGTCAATCGCGTTGTCTTTACCTCGGCTCAAGAGCTTCAAGACTTTAACGCCGTCGCCCCCGGCACAATGTATATCGGCTCGTTCGGCGAAGCGCGCTTCGCGTTCTCGCAGCAGGCCAATTTTTACCAGCAGTCCGGCCTCTACCACTATTCCGGGGAAGCGCTCTACCCCGCGCTGGCCACGCAGGTCATCGACAATCCCGCGGCGCTCGACTTGTCCGACGTCATCGTGTCGAATAGCCTACCCTTGTGGCTATCGTTGGGCAGCGCTACGGTGTTCGGCAAGACCGCTCCGACCTTCCCTATCTACCCTTCGTTCCTTGTCCCCCAGGACGCGCCGCCGCCTTATGCGAGCATCCATATCGGCGACTCAGACACGGAAGCAATCGGGTCGGCCCCCTCGTTCGATTATGAGGATTCACATTTTCAGCTATGTAAAGACCGCGTGAAGATCACGTTATACGGCCTACGGAATGCGGACGCGCTGAATTTTCAAGACTTTCTATTCCAATATTCGTTAGACACTGATAATATCGGGGTCATGAACATGCCCGTCATCCGTGACGAGAAACGCACGCAACGGGAAATGGGCATTCTGGCGCAGAAAAAGAGTTTTACAATTGACGTGAGCTACTATCAGGAAAACATCGTAGCGGTCTCCCGACAATTCTTGCTGCAGTCGATTCAAACGTATTTGCCGAATTCTTTGTAACCCTTAACGCCGTGAGGCGCTGGAGTGCAACATGTCACAAAACCCGCTCGCCGCCACCACGGCGGTTAATACTTCCGGTCAACAAGCCTCCGCAAAGCTCAATTCCGTTGGCGAATTGCTGGTCAACAGCCTGCCCGCGCTTACCTTGCTGGACATCACTGCCGCTACCGTCGTCAAGGCATCGCCGGGCCGCGTGGGGACGTGCGCGGTAATCGTAGGAGGCACGGGCGCCGGCAGCATCAACGATTGCTTGACCACGGCGCAAGTCAACGTGACGAATCAGATCGCGGTCATCCCGGCTTTAGCTACGTCTCAAATCAGCGTGTTCAAGGTTGACATGAACGGCTTGACGGGCATCGTGGTCGCGCCCGGCACCGGCCAAACCGTCGCAATCAGCTACGAATAAGGCGGCGCCATGTCCATCGTAACCGTAAATGTATCGCAGCAGGTCGGCAGTGCGCCGAATACGTTGCAGCGTACTGGTGCGCTAGTATCTACCGGCGGCACCACCCTCGCGCAGTACGGCACTTTGCTGCTGACGCAACTCTCCGACCTGACCAGTTCACTGGCGGGGGCGGTTACGATCTCGTCAGCCTCGGAAGTCAGCACGACCGTTACCGTTACCACTTCGGGGAATCACGGGTACACGACCGGGGACATGGTAACGATTGCCGGGTTCACGACGCCGGGCTATAACGGCACCTGGGCGATTACCGTTACCGGCGCGACTACGTTCACCTTCACCACCACGTCGGGCCTGACCACGCCTGCGGTCGGTAGCGGCGTGGTCACCGATCAAGACGTATCCGAATTGCTCGCGATGGCGACGACGTTCTTTGCGCAAGGGTCGAGCGTTGCGGTGTACGTTCTCGAACTCGGTCACGGCACGGCTGATGTGAATGTGGCGGCGCTGTCCACATACCTGACGGCGAATCCTCTCAAGTTTTATCGCTATCTGGTGCCGCGCGGTTTCGACGCCGATGCGAACTTCGTCACGCTGGTCGCCACGTTTTCGTCGGCGACTGCAAAAACGTATTTCCACGTCACGGCCACGCTCTCGACGTATTCGAGCTTCACGACAGCGAACGGCAAGGCCGTTATTCTGTTCATTGAAGCAGCGGGCATCCCGTCCACGGAGTTCACCAGCGCGGCCCCGTTTTGGGTCGCTTTGAGCTACCAGCCAAGCTCTACGAATCAGGTAACGCCGTACTGCTACAGCTATTTATTCGGCGTCACGCCATACCCGGCGACGACCACTCAGGCGGCCACGTTCAAGGCGGCAAACCTAAATTACGTGACGACCGGTGCCGAGGGTGGTATCAGCAATTTGATGCTGGTCAACGGCACTCAATGCGACGGCAATCCGCTCAACTACTGGTATTCGGTTGACTGGATGCAGGTCAATGTGGACCAGGCGATCAGCGCCGCAATCATCAACGGCAGCAACAATTCGCTCGCCCCGCTCTACTACAATCAGCAAGGCGTCAATGTCTTGCAGATCGTTTCACAGAGCATTGCGAATCAGGCGGTATCGAATGGCCTGGCGGTCGGCCCTGTGACAGGCTACGGCCTGACCTCGGCGGCGTTCACCGCGCTCCTGCAAAGCGGCAACGCGCCGTTGGGCGTGCTGGTCAATGCGGTGCCGTTCGCGTCGTTCGTAGCGCTCAATCCGAGCGATTACCCGATCGGGCTGTACTCGGGCCTGTCGATCAGCTATACGCCGGCACGCGGGTTCCAAAATATCGTGTTCAACGTCAACGTGTCGAACTTCATCCCATAAGGCGCTGAATCATGTCCTCCAATCCGATGATCCCGCAAGGCACGCTCAACCGGCTACGGGGAAGCGTCAATTTCGTCAGCAACTCGCAGCTCAACGTCACCGCGCCGTATCTCGGCAAGGCGGGTATCACATTGACGCTCGAAGGCGAGTCCACATTGATGATCCCCACTATGTCCGGCGTGGTCACATCGCCGGAGCCGTACATGATGGTGTCGGCGACGATCAACCTCCTGAAGACGCAAAACCTCGCCGCCGTGTTCAAGGCGCAAATGGAGAACACTACGCTGATCGGCGACTTCGTCGTGACGCCGGACGCCTCCACGTTGCCGACGTATTACGTCAACAACGCTGCTATTGAGTCGGTCAAGGAAATGGGTTTGAACGGCGAAGACGCGGGTTTTGTCATCACGCTGAAGGGCTACTACCTCGTGAACAACGCACTGTGGAACATTTGATGCGTATCGACAAGTCGCTTAATCTGGTCGTGCCGGTTGAAACGGAAGCCGGCACGCTCTACGTGCATTCCACGCCCATCCGCGTGGAGACGTTTAAATGCCACTTCCTGGTCCTCTCGAAAACGCTTAGTGCGATGTATGAAGAGGGGATCGGCCGCAGCCTTGGCCCCCGCGTGGCGAGTTTGATGTTGCAAAAAATCGCCGCAGAGACCGGCGTCTGGGGCGGGGAAACGGGCGTCGAGAATAGCCTGCTCGCCGAAATTCGCCGTCTGTCAAACGTCATCGTGCCGACTGCGTCCGGATGGCAGAGCTTGCCGCTGGTAGATGCCGCGAAGCAGGGGCACCTTACCGCTTTGGAAGTCGAGGAGGCGGAGGGGTTCATCGTTTTTTTTACCTGCATCTATCATCTACACAAGCGCAAGGATCTGCACTCGTTCATGGCACCGATGAGTACGCTGTGGGATACGGAGAGTACCTCGTTAAGTTCTACGGAATACCGCGATTCATTGCCGATCTTGACCGAGACCGAGACTTTTGCGCCGACCGTACCACAGTCGTCAGTGCCGGGTTAGACTGGATCGCGAACGAAGGTTTCAGGGAATTTTTCGGGGAGCACGACTATGACTTCCCATATAGCTCGGCGCATGAGTTCCGTCAACGGCATTTATTGCATGCGCTAGAGCGAAAAGGGGTTTTCTGATATGGCCAACAAGAGCGTCATTGAGATCGAGGTACGCGACGAGGCCTTCAAAGAATTCGCCGCCTTGTTCGCCAAGTACCGCACCGAGCAAGCCGCGCTTCCCGGCGCATGGGACAAGCTCGACAAGGCCATCAAGTCCACAAAAAACCCGATCACCCAACTTAGCGCCATCGGTAAAACGATGAGTGAAGAGTTCAAAAAAGCCGCCACGTTTCAGGACAAACTCCGTGTGGCCGCGCTCGGATCGGGCAAAGCGTTCGGCGCCATCGCCAAAAGTGCCGGGGCTACGGCCAAGTCGATTAAAGACATCACGCTAAACCTGTTCAAGTGGGCGAGTTTATCCAGCTTCTTTACCGGGCTGTTGGGCGGCGCGGGTCTGTTCGGGCTGGATAAACTCGGCAAGGCGCAGGGCGACCAGCGGCGCGAGGCGCAGGGGTTGGGCGTGACCACGGGTGAACTATCCGCGTCCAAAATCAGCTTCGGGCGAGCCTTCGACGTGGATGGCACGTTGGCGAGAGTGGCCGCAGCAAAAAACGACCCGACGCAGTGGGGTACGCTCGGGGCGCTCGGCCAACGCCCACAAGATTTCCAGGGAAAGAGTAGCGCAGACCTGCAGGAAAAGTTACTGCTATCGGTCAAAGACTTAGTAGACCGGGGCGGCGTCAACTACCAGCAAGTCGCCAAGGCGCGCGGGGCGGACCAGTTTTTCAGCGCAGAGGACTTGACGCGCATCAAGGCCATGAAGCGTGAGGAGATCGAGCAACTCGTCGCGAGTTACCACGCGCGCAAGGCACTGCTCGACCAGGACGAAACGAGTCTGCGCAAGTGGCAAGCGTTCACCGAGTCGCTATCCCTCGCCGGGCAGCGTATCGAGAATGTGCTGGGTGATAAGCTGGTGCGCCTGGCCGAGCCGATCAGTAAATTGTCCGCCGCGTTCACCGACGCCGTGGTCAAGCTGCTCGATACCGGCAAAATAGACAAGTGGATCAACCTGCTGGCCGACGACATTAAACGGTTCGCCGACTGGTTGGGCGGGGATGAGGCTGACGCCGACATGCGGAAGTTTCTCGACGCGTTAGACGACATCGGCGGCGCGCTCTATGAATTCGGCAGCGCTATCGGTAAAATCCTGCGCATGCTCCCTGGCGCAGGGGAAAAGACGTTGAAGTACACGCAGCAAAAACAACTCGATAGCTTGGGGGAATTGGCGCCGGACCTTGAAAAGAAACTGCGGGTCCAGCTCGAAAATCCGTCGTTCGCGCATAACGAAAAGCTGAATAAGGAAATTGCTGAAGAACTGGCAAAAGCCAGCGTGGGCCGGGACGCCGAAAAAGTGAACACGCTTGTACGCGCGCTTAGGGGCGGGGTCGCTACCGAGGCCGTACGAACCGACCACGGCGAGGCGTTTGCTCAGGAACTGCGGGAGAAGTCCGCGACGACGCCTCAAAAGGGTTTTGCCGACGTAGGCAAGTCCGCGAACCGATTCTCCGATCTGGAGAAGCAAAACAGCCTGCCCCCGAACCTGCTAGAGAGCGTCGAAAAGCAGGAATCGAATAGCGGGAAAAATAAGAACGACAGTTCCGTGGGGGCGCAAGGCCCGTTCCAGTTCATGCCGAAGACCTGGGCGCAATACGGGCGGGGCGGGGATGTACATGACGAATCCCGCGCGGCTGAAGCGGCGGCGAAACTGTACGTCGACCTGCTAAAGAAGTACAAGGGCGATGTGGCTAAGTCTCTCGCGGCCTACAACTGGGGCGCGGGGAACGTCGATAAGTATGGCCTGGAAAAAGCGCCAAGGGAAACTCGCGAGTATGTCGCTAAGATAATGGCCGATATGCAACGGCGGAATGGGGCGGACCAGCCCCAACAGGTTGCGTCCGCCACACAGGCCGCGCCAAGCGTAGGGCGTGCCGCGCCGCCGCAGAATGTCAGCATCAACGTGACGGTTCCGGCCGGCGCGGACGTACATCAAACAGTCAACGGGATGGTGCCGGGATGAGCTTCGGACGCACCGCTTTCCAGATCGGGTTTGAAGTGTCGCCGATCTTGCTCGTACAAGGCCTTGCCGCGAACATGCCGGGCAACATGTTGCCGATTCTCGCGATTACGCAAGCGGCGAGTTTCGTCAACGGGCTGCTGTCGGGGACCGTCAGCCTGAACCCGGATACCTATTTCGCCCGGTTTCAGCCGTTGCCCGGGGGGACGTTGATTTCGAACCAGATCGGGCAGTACCCGTTCGCCAATCAGACCGTCGCGGCCAACGCGATCATTTCCCAGCCCTTGAATATCAGCGTGGAAATGATCTGTCCCGCGCGTCAAGCCGGCGACATGATCGTTCGCCTGGCGACCTTGAGCGCGCTCAAGCTGGCGCTAGATAATCACATCGCGCAAGGCGGCTATTTCACCTATGCTACGCCCGCGTTTATTTACACGAATTTGATCCTGATCGGACTTCGCGATATCACGCCGGGCGACAGCAAGCAGAAGCAGACCGTGTGGCAATGGGACTTCCAGCGCCCGCTTATTACGCAAGCTGCTGCCGCAACCGCTACAAATTCGCTCATGTCAAAATTGAACAGTTTCCTACCGCCCGGCACGCCGGCGGGTATCACGCCGTCATGGAGTGGGATACAATCAGCGGTAGGCAGTTCGGTATCCAACGCGCTCGGCGCGGTCGTGCCGTCCGCAAGCAACTTGATCGGCTCGGTCACCGGTACGAGCAACACCCCCGCAGACTTCGCAGAAGGCCCATAAAATGAAAAAGCTTGCATACTTACTCGCGCTGATGTCTGGGCTGGCATTGGCCGCCGGTTCGACGGTCAACCCGACAATCCCCGTCGCGAACTCGCCGCTACAATCCGCACCGATTCGGGGGAACTTTGCCGCCACAGCCAGCGACATCAATAGTCTGATCCAGATCAACGCTGGCACAACCGCGCCCGCCACGCCTCTACTCGGCCAGCAGTGGCTTAACACGACCGCGACTCCCTACGTGTGGAACGTGTTCGATGGCGCGGTGTGGGACATCCTTGGGACGCTGAACGCCAGCACGAATACATTTCAGGCCGGGTCGGTGCCGTGGTCCGGGGTTACCGGTACACCGACCACGCTTTCCGGGTACGGAATCACTAACGGGGTATCGAGCGTCGGCGTGACGATGCCCTCGGCATTTTCCTGCACCGGTAGCCCGGTCACGTCCAGCGGTACGGTTGCCTGCGTGTTCGCCGCGCAATCGCAAGCCTACTTCCTGGCATCCCCGGCCGGCGCTACAGGCACACCATTGATGCGTCAAATCGCCGCCACGGATATCCCGACGCTGAACCAGAATACAACCGGCAACGCGGCCACTGTGACCACGAATGCGAACTTGACCGGGGACGTTACGAGCGTCGGAAACGCGACGACAATCGCACCCACGGGCGTGACGGCGGGGACGTACGCACAGGTGACAGTCAACGCAAAGGGGCAGGCTACGGCGGGTGTCGCGCTGAACACGGTGCCGTTCGGCGGTACGGGCGTGGGAAGCATATCCGGGATCGTGAAAGGCGCAGGTACCGGGCCTTTCGTGACGGCTACTTCGGGGACGGACTATGTTGCGCCGGGCGGCGCGGGCGGCACGCCATCCTCGATCAATCTGGCGAACGGCACAGGTTTGCCGATCAGTACGGGCGTGAGTGGACTCGGCACAGGCGTGGCCACCGGGTTGGGTAACGCCGTAACGGGGAGCGGAAGCCCCGTTCTTGCTACCTCGCCGTCTATTTCAGGGCCGACTATCACGGGTTCTTTTGCGGCTACGGGGTTGGTCACATTGGCTGATCTCGCTACGCAAACAACAAACACCGTTTTGGGGAACGCTACGAATGCGACGGCTTCTCCGACCGCCTTAACGATGACTTCGTGTTCTACCGCAGGCAGCGCGGTAACGTGGACGACCAATACGGGATTCGGCTGCAATACCTCAATTGCCGCAGCTTCGGCGGGGTCGGTCACGGTTGGGACGACCACGGTTGGGAGCGGTACGACAGCCTACCTCCTCTACAATAACGGGGGAACGCTCGGCAATGAGGCGGCAAGTTCGGTGCCATTCACGACCGGCACCCTTTCCCTGGCGGGCAACCTGGCGACGACCGGCGCTTTTAATTGGGGCTTTACTGTCCCCGGCGCATACACCTACACCCTGCCGGGCGCTACAACAACTCTCGATGGCCTTGGTGTGGCGCAGACCTTCACGGCGGCAAAAACCTTCACCAACAGCGATTTGTTGCTGCTCGGTTCGTCTACGGGTGCTACGACTTTTACATCGGCCAATGGCAGCGCCACAAATTACACGCTTACCTTCCCCGCCGCGACGGACACGATTTGCACGATTGCCGCAACGCAGACGCTAACCGGGAAGTCGATTGCCGCTTCCGAGGTCAACAGCGGCACGTTGGCTGCGGCGCAGATGCCCGCCCTGACCGGCGATGTGACTACCTCAGCCGGAGCCGTGGCAACGACACTGGCGACGGTCAACGGCAATGTAGGCAGCTACACGAATGCGAACATCACGGTCAACGCCAAGGGGTTGATTACGGCGGCGGCGAACGGCAGTGCCGGCGGTGCAAGCGTCGTCAATGGCTACATCGGAGGGTTCGGCCTGTCGAACGACGGGACGGCTCCGTCATCCGTCATAGACGTGGCCGCGGGCTACGCCGCCGACTCAACCAACGCGGTAATGATTACCGGCACGGCTTTTACGAAGCAAGTCAGCGGGGCGAGCTGCACGTCGAGCAGCAACGCTTTTGTAGCCGGAACGGGCAATTGTGGACTTTTTGGGACGGCGGTAGCCAACAACACGTGGTACCACGTGTTTGCGGTAATGGTGTCCGGCTCGTATGATGTATACCTTGACACCTCGGCTACGGCGGCGAACAAGCCCGCCGGCACTACTGCGTTTAGGTACGTCGGCAGCATTCGTACGACGGGCACGGGTGCGATTATGACGTTCTTTCAGTACGGACAAAAATTCTATTGGGGGACGAGTGTCACGGATCTCGCCACCGGCGCGGCCTCTTCGATCACTGCGACGACGCTTACCACTCCGCTTGGGTTTGTGACCTACCCAATCGTGATTTTTAGTTTGAACGGCACGACCATAAAAGGTGATACGGCGTTTCTCTATCCGGGGTTCTCGGCGGGGCCGTATGACGTTTCCCTGTACGTCGAAGCGGCGTCTACAAACGCGGTAGCGAATGTCGCCACTACCACAAACACGTCAAGTCAGGTAAGCTATAAAGTCACCAGCGCGACTGGGACGGGAAACATACTCACTGTAGGATATATTAACCCCCACGTCGCACCGAATTTTTAACCCGCGCAATCGCGCAATTTATGAAGGAAGCATCATGTCACTGATCAATACAAGTTTTACCTATACCCCGCCGCACGGTAGCCCGACAACTACCGTCAATCAGGTCTTCGATACGACCATTGGCTACACGTATGTCGAAGTGCCGAACACCGCACCGCCAACCGGCCCTAGCACGTCGGCTGTCACCGTGGTAAATGCCAGCGGCAGCACGATCCAGACCATCGCTGATCCTGTTGGCTCGGTATGGGCCGCATTCGTAGCCGCCGCGTAACAACGGTTCAGCATGTCCGGCGCTCCAACATGGGACGATGGCGTAACCTCGTGGGACGAAGCAAGCGTCTACTGGGACACGTCACGCCCTACGTGGGAGCCGTTGCCGGCCAACCCGAACACCATCTACGTGCCGTTCCTGCCGTCCGCAACATCGAATTTCACTTTTCAGGCTACGCTCGACGGTACGAACTATATCGTTATCGTCAACTGGAATTGGTTCGGCGAGCGATACTACGTCAACATCTACGATACGTCGCAAACGCTAATTCTTAGCGCAGGACTGGTCGGCTCCCCCGACTTCTATAACATCAATTTAACCGGGCCGTTGTTTACCACGCTGTTGGTGTACCGCGCCGCCTCGGGGAATTTCGAGATTATCGGATGAGGAGTTACGATCTCAAAATCACCGACCCGGTATCCGGCGCGCTCATCCGGCGGTACACCTCGCTGAACGCGGACGGCAGTACGAACCTTGGCGCGCTGAATGTGGAGATTGACTGCCCTGTGTTCACCGCCGACCTGCCGATGGGTAACGCTACGATCAAGGTGTGGGGTATTTCGATACAGGATATTTCGCAAGCGCTAGACCTCGGCCCGCATTTCGACGCCAATGGCAACTGGGTGCCGGGCAAGAACTTACAACTGTTCGCCGGCATGGCGAAAGGCTTGCCGCTGGCGAACCCGAAGCAATACGGATTGATCCTGCAGGGCCAGATAAATTCTTGCTTCGGCAACTGGCAAGACACGGTGCAGACGCTTGACTTCGTTGTGATTACCGCGCCGGGAAGTCAAGCGCAACCGGTGAACATCACGCACGAATGGCCCGCCGGTCAGAACCTCGGCGACATGGTAAAAGGCGCACTCGCCGTAGCGTATCCAAATTTTAAGTGCAGCGTGGAGACCAGTTCGAATCTTATTCTCGGTCAAGCCGAGCCGGGGTTTTATGAGAACATCGACCAGTTCGCCAAGTATGTGCGCGAGGTGTCGCAGCACATCGTCAAGACGCCCGGCTACTTAGGCGTCCGGATCGTGGCGCAAAACAACCAATTTATCGTCAGTGACGCCACGCAAACCAAGCCGGCCGCGACGACAATCGCGTTTACCGACCTGATCGGGCAACCGACATGGCTCGACATATCCACGATTAGCTTCAAAACGGTCATGCGGGCCGACCTGAAGCCGCTCGACTACATCGTGCTCCCCCAAACGCAAGTGACGACCTCGGCGCAAAGTTACGCGCAATACCGGCAAAGCCCGACGTTCAAGGGACAATTCCAGATCAAGAGTATGCGCCACGTCGGGAACTTCCGGCAGGCTTCCGGTGAGTCCTGGGTGACGGTTTTCGAGGCGTACGTAGCGATATGAGCAACGCACAAAAACTCCCGTTAGCGCGGACGCTCAACCGCTGGGCTTCGCAGCAGATAAACGACGCTTTCCAGCGCACGGGGCAGGCGCTCCCCTGCGCGGTCGTATCCGTGTCGGGCGCGATAGTCACAGTGGCGTTCCAGGTCAATAGCAAATTCACCCTGCCCAACGTGACTATCCCGCTCGTCGGCGCGCAGTACGTCCGCTACCCGATTCAGCCGGGCGATAAGGGCGTGGTGTTCCCCGCCGACGCGCGCCTGTCTGGAGTGAGCGGAATCGGGGGCGGCGTCGCGGACCTGTCGCAGCCGGCGAATCTTACCGCGCTGGTGTTCCTGCCGTGCGGGAACGTCAATTGGGTTTCGGTCGATCCGCAAGCCGTGGTAATCTATGGTCCGAATGGCGTGGTCCTACGGGATACCGGGAACGCGTCGAACATCACGCTTACGCCGTCTGGCATCGTGATGACTGCGCCGCAATTCACGATCAATGGCCCGGTAACGATCAATGGCCCGGTAACCGTGAACGACGAAGTGACGGCGAACGGAATACCGCTATCGGAGCATATCCACGGTGGCGTCATAGCGGGCGGGGATGATACTGCGCCGCCAAGTCCATAGAGGCCAGCATGCGAACCTGGGGCAGAGTTTACGATGAGTACGGCGTGCCGACGTGGGTCGAAGTCACGACCGACGCGAACGGCTACAACGATGCCGTGTGGCTGACCACGCTCATTCAATGCCTGAAACTGAACATCGGCGAATCGCCGTTTAATGCCAACTACGGTATCGCCGCGCGACAATCCGTGGTCACGCAGGTATTCCCCGACTATTATGTCAATCAGACGCAAACGCAATTCGCCCAGTATTTCGCGAGTCTGCTGATTTCAAAAGTGCCGGGGACGCCCGCGCCGACATATAATGTCAACGTCGTGACTCACCAAGGCGCAACGATTTCTCTACAGATCGCAACCTGACTATGAGCCTGAATCCTCTCCCGATCGTTCTAACGTCCGCCGGCTTGCAGCCGACCAGCCCCGGCGCGATCCTGGCCGAGCTGATCGCCCTTGTCAGCGCAACGAATCCCGGATACACGGCTAACCTGCCGGGTTCCCTGGTCGATGACGTGGCCGGCACCGATGTGGCCGCTGTATCCCTCTGCAATCAGGCGATGGTCGAACTCGTCAATTCGATGACGCCCTACGGTGCCAATCAATTTATCCTGAACCAGCTCGGCGCGGTGTACGGCGTGACGCAAGGCTTGCCGACGAATACCAGCGTCTACGTCACCTTCGCCGGGGATGCGGATTTTGTCGTCCCTGCGGGTTTCGTCGTATCCGACGGTTCGCACCAGTATGTCGTACAGGACGGCGGAACGGTCGGGGCGAACGGCTTCACGGTGCCGCTGTACGCCGTAGCGAACGCTACCGGGTCATGGGCGGTCCCGGCCAGTTCAGTGACGCAACTTATTACCTCTGTGCCGACAGCGTACCCGTTGACCTGTACGAATACATCAGCCGGGTTGCCCAGCACGGGATCGGAAACGCTCGATAGCTACCAGGCCCGCGTGATCCAGGCCGGTCTCGCTACGGCGCAAGGCATGCCTACATTCCTGCGCACTCTCCTGTCAGAAGTGACAGGTGCGCAACCCCGCCTAATTTCAATCTTGCAACAGGAGGGCGGCGGCTGGGAGATTATCTGCGGCGGCGGCGATCCGTACCAGGTCGGGTTCGCAATCTACTCCGCGCTGTTCGACATCAGCACGTTGGTCGGTTCACAGCTTGCCGTATCGGGCATCACCAACGCTAATCCCGGTGTCGTGGCCACGAACTTGGCGCACGGCCTCACGACTGGCGCGGTGCTGGAGTTGACCGGCGTCGTCGGCATGACGGCATTAAACGGCGTTTCGTTCACTGCGACGGTACTGACCCCGACGACCTTTTCCATCGGGATCAACACGACCAGCTACAGCGCGTATGTTAGCGGCGGCGCACTGGCGCCAAACCCGCGAAACGTGACGGTATCGATCAATAGCTTCCCCGATACTTACACGCTGACCTTTGTCGATCCGCCGCAGCAGTCGGTCACAATGACGATCGACTGGCAGTCGGTCTCTCCGAATTATGTGGACCCGGCGACTATCGCCGCGCTGGTGCAACCGTCGATTGTTGCCTATGTTAATTCGGTGGTGGTCGGCCAGCCCTTGAACCTCTTGCAGCTAAAAGATGCCTTCACGTCGGTGCTACCGTCCGCTATCCCCGAGTCGAGCATCAACGTGCTGACGTTCGCCGTCTATATCAACGGCGTGCTGACCGCGCCGACCGGGAATCTGATCTACGGCGACCCGGAAAGTTATTTCTTTAGCACGAACCCCGGCATCACGGTGGTGAACACGTAATGCTGACGACCACGATCCCGAGCTATGTGTATTATGAGTACAGCGACGACTCGGACCTGCAGGCGTTCGCGCGGTCCTACAATACGCTGACGCAGCAATACGTGACCTGGTTCGCCACGATTGGGTTGCCGATCTACACGGGGTTGACCGGGCCGCTGCTCGACTGGATCGCAAACAGCATTTACGGGTATTACCGGCCGACACTGGGGGGCGAACTCGCCACTGATGACGTATTCCAGCGCTGTCTCACCTGGGAATTCTTCAAGGGTGACGGCACGCAATTCACGATCGCCTGGCTGAAACGCCGGGTTGAACGCTGGCTGGGCGGCCCGAACGGGGTAGATCCAGGCGTCAACCAGACGTATCAGGTGAGCGTCACTTTCGGACCGCCGAACATCGTCTATATCAACATCCTGGGCGGCATCGCCGTTGTGTCCGGGGGGGCGATATTTAACGAATTCCCGTTCAACCAAAAGCAATTTGATGAATTCGACGTAACCACGTATCATTACGTCGATACGACCCTCGCGCCGAAGCTAAAGGAAGCAATTGATTCGGGCGTGGTGTCCCTGCCGTTTCAGTACACATATGTGGTCGGCATAAATCCGTAACGCCGCGAGGCGCTGGAGTGTAAATGCTGTTTCTGTTCGCAAATAACGCGGTGTCCGCGCTGGCCGCTCCGATCACATCGGGGGCCGTGACACTTACTGTCACATCCGGCACCGGGGCGTTATTTCCTAATCCTACGAGTGGCCAGTATTTCGCTCTCACCCTCGTCGACGCCGCTACCGGCCTGCTGCGCGAGGTCATGTACTGCACCGCACGAAGCGGCGATACCCTGACCGTCACCCGCGCGCGCGAGGGTACCGCAGCCCGCGCTTACGCCCTGTACGACCCCTGCGCGAACCTGTGGACAATGGGCCAGGCGGCAGCGATGCTCCAAACGTCACTGGTCGGTTCGGCGGCGTATCTGACCGCTTCAGATCAGCTCGGCGGCGTATCGGCGATTCAGCCCTATGCGGGCGATCCGAATGGCCTGGTAACCGGTAACGCGGCAACGGGCACGGTTCCGCCCTCGATGGTATGGGACACGGTTGATAATATCGTATGGGTGTGTATCGCGACCGGGTCGACAACGACGGCGGTGTGGCTCGCGCTGGACTACCAGCAGGGCGTCATATTCTGCGGCACCTCTACCGGTACGCCGAACGCGCAATTACTCACCCCCGCCGTACCGATCACCGGGTATGCCGGCGGTTTAGCGGTGGCCTGGGTCGCCGGGTTCACCAACACAGGAGCGATGACGATTAACGTCAGCGGCAAAGGCGCGGTCAACGTCTACCGGGATTCCCCTACCGGGCCGGTTCCACTGGTCGGCGGCGAGGTGGTTGCAGGGAATCTTATATCTGCACGGTATGACGGAACGCAATTTCAGCTCACCTCGACCGACCTCGGCACCATGTCCCTGCTCAATCAGGGCAATACGATCGTCAATCCCGGAACCGGCAACGCTGAAATTGCGTCCCCGATGGGCGCGACGATTAATCAAGGGTCTTATGTTTTCCTGCCTGCCGACCGTGGGTACACCCGCAAGCGCAGCAACGGCGGTACCGCTATGGTAGACACCCTGCCTGCGGCCGCCAGCGTGTCGAATGGTTGGTGGGTAGGCGTGGTCAACGTGGATGCGTCCGCAAATGATACGATCTCGGCACCGGCCGGCGTGAACCTAAATGGCGTGTCCGGCGGATCGGTATCCCTCGCGCACGGGCAGTCGGTCCGTATCGGCTTTGACGGGGCTGCGTACTGGGTCACGCAGCAACCGGTATCGACCTTAACCGCTTCACAATTCGCCTATGTCAATATCTCCAACGCCGGCCAAGTGATCCCGCCCGGCGCGTACGAGGTCGACAGTTCGGGCGGGGCGTTTGCACTGTACCTCGAACTCTCGGCGGCGCCGGGCGATAACTATACCTTTCGAGATTTTGCCCGCACATGGTCCCGCTACCCGGTGACGATCAACGCCAACGGAAACACGATTGCCGGCGGCGCATCGTCGAATCTGGACGTGTCCGGCGCGCAAGCGCAGATCACTTTCTCCCCCTCTAACTGGGCATATCAATGAGCACATCAAATTTGAGCGGCGTCATCCAGGGTGGGCAAACGCTCGGGATGGTGGCCGGCGCGCAAGCGATCAATGCGAACGACCTAGTTCAAACCGGCGGACCGGGAAACGAAGCGTACAGCGTGGTCACGATTGACAACGCCGCCGTAGCCGCCATTACGACGACCGCGCCTACTTCCGCCGTGACGGGGGCGATCAACAACTACGCCCGGTACGATCAAGTCGTTGACGCGCTAGGGAACTCCTACTTCCTGACGCCGAACGCATCAAGCCAGGGCGTCAATGTGTCGAAGCGTTCCCCCGGGAATGCCATTCTGATTGCTTCGACTGCGTTAGACGCAACCACGCACGCGATGATATCCATGCGTTTGCGAAAGCTGGCTAGCGGGAATTTCGTCGCGGTCTATGTAGACTCGACGACTGGAGGCGTGAAGTTTGTAATTTTCGACACGAATTTGAATATTGTTGCCGGGCCGACCGCCGTGGCCACAGGGTATGAGACGGGGGCCGTTGCGTACGCGGACGCAACGGCTCTAAGCGCGGGCGGCTTTGCCGTCGTCTACCAGAATTCGGCGCACTCGGCCATCGACCTGCAAACTTACTCCAACGCGGGTGCGGCGGTTCTCGCGGCTACGTCGGTTCAGACGATCACGGGTACAGCGCTAGTCTACCTGGCGCTGGGCCAACTCTCAAACGGCAATCTGGTCATCGGCATGCGGACGACCGCAACGCCGACTGGCACGTCATTCGTCATCGTGACGACTGGCGGCGCGTCCGTCGTCACCAACACCGTGATCGACTCGGTAGCGACAGCCGGATTCGGCCATTTGAGCATTTTGCCGGGGTTCTTTGCCGTCGCGGACGCCAACGGCACAAACTTGCAAGCCGCCGTCTACAACAACGCGGGAGCGCAGCAAGGCGGCAATTTTACCGGCGCGACGACGCTTAACAGCACGACGTACGCGCAATGCCAACTGGCGAACGACGGCAACAATTTTTACCTGTTTTTCACGCTGACGGCGGGTGGCTTGAGCGTCGTCCAGTTGACAACGGCGGGCGGCAGTACGGCGGCGTCGGCCACGATCCTGACCGGGACATTCACGACGACAACGACTTTCGGAGCGGCGATCTGCAACGGTCAGGCGTTCGTGCTGGCCGCCAGCATCACGACCGGCGGCCAGCATTACATTACCGTCGGCTTGCCGGACGCTTTCCTCGGCGTGTCATTCCCCTATGTGATTACCGGCGCAACGTCCATTGGGTCAGCCGCCGCTACGACCGGCGCGTATTGGCCTTCGGTACATGCGTTTGGCGACTTCACGGCTGGCGTCGTATACGATCAACAAACCACCGCCGGGACGTTTGCGGGGATGGTCAAATTTGCCGCGTCGTCTATACAGGGCGTGGCGCAGAATGCGATTGCAACTAATTCGCCCGGTACGGCGCTGACGGTCAATCCCGGCCCCGGCAGCTATCCGGTGAATGCCTTGCTCGGAACAGCCGGTACGACATTCGATCACTCGACGGCGACCCCGGCAGGCAATCGCGGTGTCATGTATCAGGCCGGTACAGACCTGTCGAATCCGTCCATTGCGGCTGCGGGTAGCGCGACTTCACCGACCGGGTTTCTCGGCACCGTAACCACATCGGGGACAATTAACTTTACCGCTCTGGTGCCGACCGCGATCTATGTCTACGCGGCGATCTCCGGTGGCGGGTACACGGTCACGGTGAACGGCATAACGCTCCCGAACAGCACGCTGCAGTTGAACCCGAACCCGTCTGGCGTTTCAGGCGGGATTAACTGTCTCACCCCGATTTTCTTGTCGGCGGGGCAGGTATTCTCGTTCGTGTTCGCCGCGACCGGCTCCGCTTCTGTGTTCGCCCAAAAGGTAAATTAGCATGGCTACTAAACGCACTCCCGTGACAGAAGATCACGAGCAAACCGAGACGCTAAAAACCGATGTCATCGAGCCGGGGCACGAAACGCGCGGCGCGGCGACCCCGCTATTCAAGCGCACCCGACTTGCGCTTATCCAGCGCGAGCAAGGAAAATGCTGGTTATCCGGTTTGACCGCCAAGGAACTCGGGCCTCTTGAAGCGCATCACTGGCCGGTAGAGCGGTGCTGGGCCGAACGGTGGGATTGGCCGCGCTTTGCTAAAGCCGCGCAGAGCGGGAAATTCGGTCCCGGCCCACAAGGGTTCGACTGGACGGACTTCTTTAAGGGCGGCGTGACTATCACGGCGCCGGATACCGGCAAGCCCTTTTGCAAGGTGCGCGACCCGTACTTGTTCGTCGATAACATGCTGGTCAACGGGCGTTTGCTCGGCAAACAGTTCCACGTCCACGTCGATGCCGGGGCGCACAATCTGACGGAATCGCAGTGGCTCGCGCAGGGGTTTCTCGCGGAAGGCTATAAATTTTCCCCGACCGAAGTCATTCATCACGACTTTGATGCGACGGAGACATAAGTATGACTCTTGAACGACGCTCGCCGGAAAGTCAAATGTCGGAGCCCCAATTTCGGGAGTACGTAGTCACGCGGTTAGACGACGGAAATCAACGGTTTTTTAAATTGCATTCGGCAATCGAGGACCTGTCGAAGGCCCTCGGGGAAAACACGCGTCTGACTATGGAGCAGCGGGAGGACACGGCAGACCTCATACGTATCCTTAAATTCGGGAGCTGGGGGGCGCGACTCGTCAAAGCCGGAATCGAAGGGACGAGTAAGACGATCAAGGTGCTGTGGCCCATCGTCGCCGTTATTGCCGCCGTCCTGGCGCTGTACCACGACGGGAAAATATCCTGGCGCGACATATGGGAAGCGCTCAAATGAATCCCACCGATTTTATCGCGAGCCTTGCGCCGGCCGCAAAGGCGTCAATGGCGCTGACCAAAATCCCGGCGAGTTTCGTTATCGCTGAGGCCGCGCTCGAATCCGCGTGGGGCGGCTCGGAGCTGTATCAGAAGGCCCGCAATATTTTCGGCGTCAAAGCCGATGTCGCCTGGCACGGAGCGACAGTCATGATGCCGACACATGAAGTTATTCGCGGCAAAACGGTGCTGGTGCAGGCATTGTGGCGGGCGTACCCAGACTACCTGTCCTGCATCCGTGACCACGCGTTGTTCCTGCTCGATAACCCGCGTTACGCCCCGGCGTTGCAGCATGCTGATAATGCGGAAATTTTTGCACAGGGCGTTGCCGCCGCCGGGTACGCGACCGACCCGAACTACGCAGCAAAGATCATTGCGATCATCCGCGCGCATGGTCTGACGGATTACGACGCATGAATCCCGTATTTACGGGCGGCGTTACCGTCACGGCTGCAACGCTCGTGCCGCTGGTGCAGTGGGCGCTCGATGGGTTCCCGCACCCTGTCCCGCCGACCGTGCCGTACCTGATCGCCGCCGCGATAGTCACGGGGGTGCACGGGGCCTATACTTTTTACGCGAGCCGGAAATGAAGCGCGCCGCCATATTTCTCGGCATGCTCCCGATCTATCTCGGGTGCTGGATCACTTTCGCCGTCCTGTTTGCGGTGTATGCAACGTGGACAATTATCCGTATGGCCTTTAGAGGATTGAAATGAAACAATTGATCATTATCGCAGCACTGGCACTCACCGGCTGCACCACCACTACCGCGCAACTGTATTCCGGTTACGAGCAAGCCGCAAAAAAAGGCATCGAAGCCGCTGATGACAACAACATCAAGACGCTGACGGACTCAGTCTGTGGCGTTCCGTATGGCGCGATAATTCGCAATACGCAATTTATCCCGGTGGTGAAAGCGGCGTGCTTGCCGGCAGGGGCCAACAGTGCGCCGGATAGCCTGCTGCCGACTGCTACGCCGATCACGGCTTTGCCGTGACCCTCCTCCAGACCGCCGCGCAACTGGCCTGTGCCGACATCTACGATCCGATCACGCCGGGCAAGTTTGAAAAGATATACCGCGTCGGCGAGTCGGTTTGGGGCCTGGCACGCATCGATGGAACGGCGTATATCGTCGCGCAAGGCACCGAGTTGACCGAGAACGGGAAGCCGTCGCTTGCCGGCTGGGAAGCCGATTTCGATGCGTTGCCGGTCGATGAGCCGATTCTCGGGGCGCTGCATTCCGGGTTCAACGAGAACACGGCCCTGCTGGTCGGCCTGGTCATGGCGGATGTGAAGCCGACCGAATCGATCATATTCTGTGGCCACAGTAAAGGCGCGGCGGAAGCACCGATCGGAGCGGCCAGGATGTACCTGCAGGGCTACTCTATGATTCAATGTGTCCTGTTCGCACCGCCGAATCCGGGTGAGCAGCAATTCGCCGCTTGGATGCAGGCGCACATTCCCGGCCACGCGTACCGAAACTGCTGGAAGCGGCTTACCTGGTTCGGCGACCCGGTGCCGCTGGTGCCGCCGTGGGGCACGCCGTGCTATCCGCACGAGGCCGTGCAAGCACCGCCCGGCACGTGGCTAGAGCGATTTCAGCCGGTGTTTTGGCACGCGGGGCCGCTGTATCTGCAGGCGGCGCAGTAGCGCAGATCGGCGGGTCGGGGTCGTCCGCCGCCCAACGCTTGCCGCAGGTACAGGCGATTTCATCACCTTCGCGGCGGACGGGGCAGGGGGTCAGCACGATATCGCCCACGATATCGCCACAATCAGCAGCGCGGACAGTACGGACAACACCCAGCAGCGCGCTTGCGTCCAGGCGGTCGGCTCGTTCACCGTCAATTCTGCACCGGGGCCGAACGCTTCCTCTATCGTGCGCGGGAACTTGTCGCCGTAGTACCGTGACGGCGGTATCCAGCGGGTCGAACGCGGCAAGTTTAACGGTTGTGACGGCGCGACATCGTGCTCCGAATAGTTTATGATCACTTTGCATCCTCCTTGTATTCGCGGTACCAAGCTTTACGTGATATCCCGGCTTGACTCAAACCGAGCACTTTCGCCGCATGCGCGGCCGTTCGACCTTCCTCGGTAATCAATCGCCGAGCCTCTTTCATGCGGTCCGACTCGCGCGGGGGCTTTTCAAGCGCGCGGTACCATTCCGTTTTCATAATCGCCCCGAGCGTCAATCCGGCCTGCACTGCGGCCTTGCTCGGCGCTACGCCCTGGACGAGTACCAGTTCGCGCGCCTTGCGCATCGCTTCGGATTCATGGGCGCCCATTATCTTCCTGACGGAAATATTCCTGCGCCACGTTCGCGATTCCGAGGTAAATCAAACCGTGGCCGGTGTTCCCATATTTTTCGCTGACGCGTTGACGGAAGTCGTCAATTAGCAACAATTGACAGCCGCAACGAACCCAAATCCCGCCCTCGGTATTGAAGAATTGCGTGTTGCGTTTGACCGAACCGAAACGATCGAACTGGATCAACGGGTTGCCACGCTTGGCCTTGAAATCCATCGCCTCAAAAAGTGCCTCCTCGCCGAACTGTGCCCAGTCGCCGAACCGTGCCGAGTTGCCGAACCGTGCCGAGTTGCCGAACCGTGCCTCCTCGCCGAACTGTGCCCAGTCGCCGAACCGTGCCGAGTTGCCGAACTGTGCCGAGTTGCCGAACCGTGCCCAGTCGCCGAACCGTGCCGAGTTGCCGAACTGTGCCGAGT